GGAGTCAGGCGACCGTCCCAGTAAGCCTTGTACACATTGCTGTCACCGGCAACCGAGTAAAGCTCGTTACGCCACCAGCCGCAGAAGATCGCTCTCTGGGTCTTGGCGCGTTTGGCTGTGACGTACATGTCATGGAACATGTTAAAGCCACGAGCGGTGCTCTCGAACATATAGAGACGGTTAGGGTTCGTTTCTGCTAATGATGCCAGCAATGACGCCAGACCTTCTTCATCGCCCCACGAGGACGTCTCTGTGCCGTGCAGATAGGTAATAGCTTTACCGCGTCCCAGCGACCCCTTCGCTCGCAACCCAGCCACCTGATAGAACAAGCGGCTACGGTTCTTCAGCGACAGGCTGTTGCGGTTATGCGCCAGTGCGGGAATCTTAAACTCTTTGGGCAAACCGTCCATGTACATGGCAAGGGTCGAGCGGAACATGTCACGGTTTTCTTCCGTGTCCGTCGTTAGTGTGCCTTGCATCCCAGGAGTGATAAAATGCCAATACAAATCCAGAGCAAGACTGATGGTAGTGATTCCAAGTTGCCGTCCTTTCAGAATAACGAAGAAGTGACAATCATCCTCAAGACCCTTGGCAATCTCTTCCATGACGTAGGTCTGAGTGCCGAGAAGATTATCCATCTTCTTGAGGCCATGCTCTTTGGTTTCAATCTTGAGCTGCCGACAAAAGTGGTAGAAGTGATTGAGGTCAAACTTCATTTGCCACGACCTCTTCGCAGACGCGCTCAAACATCTTGATGTTCTTGGACATGCGGCTTTGATAGAGGTGGTAGATACCGCCGATGAACTCCGTGCCAATGCCATACATGCCGTAGTTCCCCAGACGCCACAAAGGCTCTACGCACTTCACAGGGTACAACGCACGATAGGGCAGACCTTTGATCTCGGCTGCATAGCTGACGTTCTCAGCCACATCCGAGTTAGGAGTTTCTTCAAAGGTGGGCTTGCCGAGGTTAAGCCATGCCAAGCGATTGATAAAGAAGAACGCTGGCGCGGCATAGATATGGGCTGCCGGCGGGATGTGATTGGACACCTGGGCAATACCAATGAAACTGTTGTTCTTGCGAGCATAGGTCTGAGCTGCCGGAACAATCTTGCTGTTCATGGGAATGCAATCAACGTCCAAGAACCCAAGCACCTCATCCTCGGAGGTTTCCAAGATCCGGTTCATCCAAAGCCCATGCCCGACATTCTCACGGTGCAAGGTGTAATCAATCTTGAAATGATCAAGCACAGACTTCTGGGCATCTATCAGCCGCTGATCAACATTATCCCAAGCCAGTACATGTAACATTCTCATCCCCTGTAAATGGTGCGCCCGAAAGGAATTGAACCTCTAACCTTCGGTTTCGTAGACCGACGCTCTATCCAGTTGAGCTACGGGCGCATTTGGTTGCGGGAGTAGGATTTGAACCTACGACCTACAGCTTATGAGGCTGTCGAGATACCAGACTTCTCCACCCCGCTACTCGACCCTCCAAACCCGAACACCACAGTCAACCGTGCGAGTTACAAACTTCCAACCCAAACGCTTCCCGTACTTCCAGGACAAAGCCCGCAACTGATTAGCCAAACGATAGCTGGGCGTGGAATGTTCACTCTCGTCATCACACGGAATGAAAAAACTGTCGCCAACCTGCATACACTCAAACGGGTACTTTGCCTCACTGCGCTGCCGAGGCACTTCAGTCACAGGGATGTTCCTATCAATCACTATCATGAAACATTACATAACTGTTAACTAACAAGAAGTCAAAATAATTTTTGGGGGAAGAGGTATGTGGGGTGCACGCAAACCAGCCCCCCCATGGCCCATCGCGGGACAATTCACGGTCAGAATATGTGAATTAGATATTTAACACAATACACTAGTACAATACATATATAAGAGATAATAAAGCAAAATAACTAGGGATTTCAACGGTTTGAGACCCAGGCCAGATAGGGAATTCCCAGGCGCACGGGAAGAAAGGGTCACGAGCAATCTCTGATCACTGACCAGGGTGTATATCAATACACTACATCAGATATCTATCTTATATATATAAGAGAAAGATATATGATTGATAGGAATATTATCTCTAAGTATTTTTACTCATAAAAAAACATAAGATTTTAATTGACACAAATTATTATCATATATATATTTATATACAGAGAGCGAGAGAGACTCTCACAACCAGGAGTTAGCACAATGATCTTCAAGACCGAAATGGAAGCCTTCAACTACGCTGAGTCAACTGGCAAGAGTTGGGCAATCACAAAAACAAAAAAAGGCTGGAAGCTCGAGCCTCTCAAATCTCACGCTGATTGGATGCCAATTTTCCAGGCTAATTGGGATTCGCAGGTTAAATAACAAACGGGGGAGAAATCCCCCACCTCTCTCTCACAAGGATCACGATCATGACAAAAATAGAAGCAGGTTATGTAGCTTACAATGGCCACGTTTTCACACAATCAGAAGCAGATTGTTACAACCGTGAATGTGAATATGCCGAACGCTTCCCGACAGAATGGAATCTTAACAATCGCCACCGTCTGTTCTGCATCATTATCGGCATGGCAGCCTAATCAATCACAAGGAAACACGACAATGAACGCAACAAATGAATTCCAGCAATTCCGCAAAGCAGCCTATGAAGCAGCGTGCCTGGCAGAAACATTTGGCTTGGTTACAATAGCAACACTGGTGAACCTATCGTTTGGCAGCGTGTCTTCTCAGTTAAGGCAAACAAATGGACGCCATTCAAACGCTCAACAGGCCGCAACATTGTGGCAATCAAAAACCAAATGGATGAGCTGTTTAATCGCAACATTGCAACATGGTCTAAAGAACCTAAAGACATCATCCTGCAATCATTCTTGGCAATCGCAGCGTAAAGGGGACTAAACATGACCTGGATCATTGAAGACATCATCGAACTGGCAGGCATTGCGAGCTTCGTAACATTCATAACATTCCTGGCAATGGCTTTTTGATAGGGGAAACACAATGAATATCAAGCACACTGAAAACGCTTTGAACAATCTCAACGAACAATGGAAGGAAGAAATGGAAAGAATGGAGGAAGCACTGGCAGACAGCCAAGCAATCATTAATCAGATGACGAGAGACCTGGAAGAACTGATCCAATCATGGAAGGAATTAGACAAATGACAAACATAGACAACACACTGCTCAATGCTGCTAAAATCACTGGCGACCATGCCGAAAACTATGGCGATCACGTTGCTTTTTATGACAAGGCGGCACAACTGGCATCAATCAAACTAAACCGTGTTTATAGCGGTTATGATATGGTTATGCTTAAAGTGGCGATGATCGAGGCACAAATCTCAAACCGTTGGGATCATGCCGAGCACTATGCCGAGATCACCAGCCTGCACGCCATTGCAAGCCTCTATATCGTGAAAAACAGCGTCAAGAACATGCTCGATCACGTTGAACAAGACATAAAGGACATGGCTGCAAAGCTGGTAAAGTCGGAGGATAGCAATGCCTGATGAGGACCGTAAAGCAATGGTTAACATTGCGTTATTCTATCTTTGCATGATCTTGATCCTGTTCATCACCCTTGGGTGCACGATGGTCATCAAAGACGGGTCGGATTTATCGGTTGACCCTCTAACCAGAAAGACATACCCTCCGGTGGCTCACAGGTTGCCTTGAACCTGCGTGTTTCCTCCCTGACTTAGACCCCCATGTTGATTTCATCCGTGGGGGTCTTTTTTTATCCCCATTGTGCCGCCATCGCATTGGCAAGCCCTTGGAAGGTCTTTGACCTCTCACGCCACCTATCAGGTCCTGGAGAGAGATAGTGCAGCCTCTGGCGGTCTTTATTGGGCAGGGTTAGCATATGCGCTTTGACGTTGTTCGTCTCTCTCAAAGGCATAAGGCCATCAAGCCAAAGGCATGTCGCTTTCTGCTCTGGATGCCCGAACATCCAAGGTTGCACAATCTGGGCCGGTCTTGCTCCACCTATGCGCTCCCTCGCGTATTTGTGTATGATCG